ATGCTTAGAGTTACTAGTGTAAATTTTAGTAATGAGATCATATACGAATATTTAATGAATTTCAAATCCTTTATGGAAAATGAAGAGTTTAGTTTGTTAGCAGATGATCGACCAACCAATCGTCCTTGGATGCAAAAATAACCCAAGAACCTGGTCATACTTCTGACTCATCACTTTTATGACACGAGTAAAAACCAGCTTTCAAACCACCTAAAAATTTAGGTGGTTTTTTATTGAAATAAAAAATAGTCAATAAATTTAAAATCATACTTTAACAAAACAATAGTATCATTTTAACAGCGTTTTAAAACATATGTTTGTATGTTTAACATGCATATGAAATTAAAAACAAAACGCTATGAAAAACCCACCACAAAAAGCACTGCCTTTTTTCTATGAACGAATCTTTAAGATTTTAAAAAAAAACAATGTAGTTGATTTATCAGAATCGCTTTCTATTATCAACAATAAAGCATCAAAATATTTCTTCGAAAAGGAAATTTTCCAACTAAGCTTCTCAGTACTCATTAAAGGAACTACAAAGCTATTTAGCATATTGGTAACCGCTAATGAATGTATTAATCAAGAAGACTGTAATGAACTTCAAAACAAGTTAGGCATTGAAATTGAAGGATATGGAATGCGATTTACCATTCTTAATTTTGTATACAGTTTTACACTACAAATAGACCAGAAGAACAGTGTATTTACTGACACTGCTTCTGTGAAAAATGGATGTATCTATTTCAATAAAGAAATGCACTAAAAACCAAACCCTTAAAACATTTTACAAATAAATATGTAATTTGTTTTGATTTAATTAGTAGTATGTTATATATTTGTATTGCTTTTCTAATAGTTCATTTATTTATTAACCTTTTTAATGTTAAGCAGAAACCGAAAAAGTTAGATTAAACCTCCGTCAGGTATAGAAAAAAAGAAAAAGAATCTGAAACTTAAAAGTTTTGTCTGCTAACGCTTAAAATCAAACATTTGTATGAATAGTTTAATATCAACAGCGTTATCACAATATGGCGTAAAAGAAATAAGAGGCTCTAAAGATCACCCCCAAATTGTAAATTACTTTACATCATTAGGGTTTGATGGAGCAAAATTTAAAGACGAAACAGCTTGGTGTAGTGCCTTTGCTAGCTGGGTTGCCAAACAAGCCGGTTACGAACACTCAAGTAAATTAACAGCTAGAAGTTGGTTAACCGTAGGCACCTCATCAAATAATCCTCAACCAGGTGACGTAGTTGTTTTATGGAGAGAATCTCCTAACAGTTGGAAAGGACATGTTGCTTTTTTAATAAAAGAATCTAAAAGATATGTTTATCTGTTAGGCGGTAATCAAGGAAATAGTGTAAGTATAAAAGCATACCCAAAAAAAAGAGTGCTAGAATATAGAAAACTAAGAAAAAATGGATAAAATAACACATATCATTTTTTGGTTGTTAGCTTTACTATCACCTTTAAATGGAGTGTTAACTACCATGATGTTTTTAATTATGGTTGATTTTATAACCGGAGCATATGCTGCATTAAAATTGCAAATACCTATAAAAAGTGGAAAAATTGCAAATACAATATCAAAGTTTTTTATCTATAATTTAGTAATTATATCCGCTTATTTTTTAGAAAAACACATTGTAAATGAAGTTCCTTTCTTAAAAATAATTGCAGGTTTTATAGCAGTAACTGAAATAAAATCAATACTAGAAAATTATAATAAAATTTATGGCGTTAACCCCTTTAAGGCACTACTTAATTTATTAAAACAAAGCGGTCTAAAAGACACTTTAGATCAAATAACTGAAGAAGAAAATCAAGAAAAAAAATAAGAAAAGAAAAAGTATAGTCGCTAACAGCTAGTTTTTAGTGACTCTTTTTTATCAAAAAAAAAAATTTAATAAACCGATAAAAAAGTAAAAAATGAAACAAGACAAAGAAACTTTAAAAACATATTTTGAAACTGGTGACAAACCAACGCAACAACAATTTTCAGATTTAATTGATAGCTTAAATATCCCTTTTATTGGAGAGATTAAAACAGTCTCTTTTCACGGTATTCCTGAAGGCTGGGCAAGATGTGAGGGTCAAATCTTAAATATTTCTGAATATCAAGATTTATTTAGCTTTATAGGAAACACCTATGGTGGTAATGGAACATCAACTTTTGCTTTACCTGATTTAAGAGGAAGAATTCCTTTAGGAGCAGGAAACAGTACTAATTTATCAAATTATTCTACTGGTCAAAAAGGTGGTGAAGAAACTCATGTTTTAAAAGAAAATGAAATGCCTTCGCATACACACATTGCAGTAGTAACTGACCCCACTTCTGGTATTGCAAATATAGAAATTCCAGCATTTGATGACCTTGGAGATTCTTCTGATCCTAGTAATACTGGTATTTTAGCTAAGTCTGAAAACACAGTTGGAACCGAAATGAACCTTTATTCAAATAAGACACCTGACACAAGCTTAAAACCATTTACTGCTTCAGTAGATAGTATAACTGGTGGATCAGTTACAAACCTGAACAATGGTGAGAACCAACCTCACAACAACCTCCAACCCTATTTAGCAATCAATTATATTATTGCTTTGAAAGGAAGAATTCCTTTCGTTAATCCGCATTAAAAAGTGAAAAGTTTAGTCGCTAACAGCTAGTTTTTAGCGCCTCTTTTTTATCAGAAAAAAAATTTAATAAACCGATAAAAAAGTAAAAAATGAAACAAAACAAAGAAACTTTAAAAGCATATTTTGAAACTGGTGACAAACCTACTCAAGAACAGTATTCCGATTTAGTAGACAGCTACATTGATGCTAAACAACCAACTGGTGGAGCAAACCGAAGATTTGTTATTAATAAAACTGGAGATGTTAATGTAACTTCTGAACAAGCAATACCAGAATATTCACTATCTAACATAGTTAACAATAAGTTTTCTATTATTAAAGATGGAAATGTAATAAAAGAGCTAGATTTAACACAATTTGCAAATGACAGTTCTTCTATTGGTCAATTACCTAAAAAAAGTTATGATAATACTTACTCTACTAAATTTCATGATGTAGTTTTAAATACCGAAAACAATTTACTACATACTCATACGTACACAGACTGGGTAGATGTTCCATTAAACAGTGGGTATTCTGCCAGTTATCTTAAAATAAAATTAGAAGGGAAGTTTATGTTAATTTCTGGTTTTAACTTAACTGGGAGTTCTGACGACAATATAATTACATCTCAGTTACCATATACAATTCAAACCACTCAATACTTTAGAGGTGGCGGTGGTGGTCCGACTGGCATGCAAGATTATAAAGTTCAAACAAATTCTACCTCTTTACATAGCATTGGTTCACTTACCGGGTTTAATGAGTTTTTTGCAATATTAATGATACAAACCAACTAAAGAAATTTAATATTAAGTTGGTTTTCAAATACTTAATATAATTACAAAAAGAAAACAGCTTACTAATATAATATTTGGCTGAGCAAACATATAGTGTTTGCTAGCCATATTTATGAATAATCAATTCAATAAAAAATGAAACAAGATAAAACAACAATTAAAACATATTTTGAAACTGGTGACAAACCAACACAACAACAATATTCCGACCTTATAGACAGCTACATTGATACTAAACAACCAACTGGTGAAGCTAATCGTAGGTTTGTAATTGAAGAAACTGGAGACGTAAGTATAGCTTCAGAACAAAAAACACCTGAATATACCTTATCAGAAATCACGAATAATAAATTAGCCTTATTAAAAGATGGTGAAATCGTTAAAGAAATAGATTTAACTCCATACATAGACGATACGAATTTATCTCGCTTAGTTTCTGGAACAGTTGATGCTAATGGCGTAGCTACTTTTACTCGTGATGACAACTCTACTTTTACTGTAGATTTAAGTAATTTGAATGTAGGGGTTCCATATACAGGTGCTACAAAAGATGTGGATTTAGGTCAGCATACTTTAAAAATTGGTAAACAAGAAATTAATAGTGGGTTTTCTAAACATGAAATTAGTCTTCTATCCACTCAAAGTGGACTACCTTTAATAAGGAAACAAACAGAATATTTAAATAGTACAAACAACTTTATAACAACATTTGGCTTAGGGTTTGGTGAAGAAACCATAAAAAACAACAGAGGTGTAAACTGCCTAGGTATAGGACATTATGCTTTAACAAACAACACAGGAAACTATACTATTGGAATAGGTGGAGAAGCGGGGCGTTTTAATACTGGTAACAACTCTATATTTAGCGGTTATTCTTCTGGTCAAAACAATACTGGCTCAAATACAAATGGTTTTGGTATTAACGCTTTATTAAACAATTCAGGAAATGAATCATCTGGAATAGGAGCGAACGTATTGTCAAATAACACAGGAAATAACGTAAACGGGATAGGGCTAGGTACTTTATCTGAAAATTCTGGTCATGACTCAAATGGACTTGGATCTTATGCTCTTCAGTTTAACAAAGGAAATAATAGTATTGCTCTTGGACATAAATCTTTACGATATAATGAAGGGATTAACGCAATAGGTATTGGCTATAATGCTATGCAAAAAAACAAAGGTGAAACCTCTTTAGGTATTGGATATAACTCTTTATTTTACAATTTAGGAAGTTTATCTAACGGTATAGGAAATCAAACATTAATTTACAACCAAGGAGATAACAACAATGCTTTAGGAAACAATTCTTTTTCTAATTTTCAAGATTACCTACCTAATAAACAAGAGTTTAACTCTACCAATGTAGATAACTCTCAAAACAGAATTTCAATCACATCTCATGGGTTTGGAACCCCAGGTAAATTAATTATGTTAAGATATAATAATGTTTCAGGCTCTAAATTAGGAAGTTTTAATAACTCAAGTCTTTATCAATTTAAAATAATAGACCCTAACACTATAGAAAGTTATCAGTCTATTACTTCTACTAATACAGGAACACATGAGTTAACCCCTCAATATACTTATAACAACACTACTACTATTGGCGCCTATTCACAACCAACCAAATCAGATCAAATAGTTTTGGGAAGTTCAGGTATAAAAGAAGTAACCACAGCTGGAGATTATATAAGTACTGGAATAGGTAAAGGTTTAATTCTAAAAACTCCTGACGGTAATAAATCATATAGATTAAGTATAGATAATTCAGGTAACATAACAACTACTTTAATATAAAATCAATGAAAAAAGAGCAAAAAAAAGCATTAAATAGTTTGATAAATGGAATTGAATTTTCACAATCTAAAGGGGTTTTTTCACTTTTTGAAGCTAGTGAGCTTTATAAATCTATCAACGTATTAATTCCTTTAATTCAAGAAAAAAACAACCTTATAAAACATAATGAAAAATGAAACAAGATAAAAAAACAATTAAAACATATTTTGAAACTGGTGATAAACCAACTCAAAAACAATTTGAAAACTTAATAGATAGCTATGTAGATAGTAAACAACCAAAAGGTGAGACTAACCGCAGGTTTATTATTGATGAAACTGGTGAAGTGAGTGTAACCTCAGAACAAAAATTTCCTGAATACACCTTTTCAGAAATTACAGGAAACAAATTAGCATTATTAAAAGATGGTATAACTGTTAAAGAAATTGATTTAACTCCATATATTGATGACACTAATTTGGCTAGATTAATTTCTGGTACAGTTGACACTAATGGCATAGCTACTTTTACTCGTGATGACAATTCTACTTTTACTGTGGATTTAAGTAATTTGAAAAATACTCAAATTCAATCAGACTGGAATCAAACAGATAACTCACAGCCTAATTTTATTAAAAACAAACCCAGCATCAGCAACACACTTCCAACAAATTTTTACGAAGAAGGAACGTTCACTCCAGCTTTTAATGGACTAGGAGCTAATTATACAGCTACTGGTTTAGGAGCCAATTACATTAGGGTAGGCAATATAGTAACTGTAAATATAAATGCATCTGGGATTAATGGTAATACAGGAGAGTTTAGTATAAGCCTACCATTTACAGACAAACACATATCTACAGCAGGAATTATACGCATTTTAATCGGGTCAAATTTAACAGATATCCAAAAAGGGAAGCTAAAGGTATTAACGACTGGTAATAACATGAAAATTATACAAATGGATAATGATACTGTTATGAGTAGTATAGGTTTTACGAACGGTGGAATATCGGCACAAATAACCTTTGAAACCAACGTTTACACACCATAAACTAAAAAACAAAGTCTAACCGCTAACAATACTTTTAGCGGTTCTTTTTCCTTTTTTTAAACTCCGTGTTTTATGTTATTTCTATGAATACTCTTCACTTTAGAAAACATACACTTTTTTTCAAATCATAAAACACAAATCATGAAGCTTACAAACCTCAAAACCAATAGCATAATATTGGTCGGCATATTATTGCTGTTACTTATCAATTTATTTTCAAGAAGAACAAATAAAACTACAATAGAAAAACCTAAAATAACTATTGTTAGAGATACTATTTGGCAACCTAAAATAGACACTTTTAAAGTACAAACTATAAAGTATAAAAAAGTATATGTTCATAAAAAAGATATTACCAAAATTATAAAAGACACCATTTTTATAAAAGACACCACCAATTTTGTAGCAGCAAAAATATACCGAGATACTTTAAACAATACCGATGTAGAAATTTATAGTTACGATTTGGTAAAAGGAAAATTGTTAGACAGTCAGTTATCCTATAAACTCAAGGTTCCTAGAGAAATCACTATTACTAAAACTATTGAACATCCAAAAACCTATAGAAGCGGACTATATCTATTTTCTGAAGTTGGAGGAAATGCACAAAAGTTTGACAACCTAAGTTTAGGAATACAATACAATAGAAAAGGAAAATGGTTTGCTAGCTATCGGTTAAATGTAAATCAATTTAGCCAACCTACCCATAACATTGGGTTTGGTTATCGATTATTCAATTAAAAAAAGAAAGAGAATGAACACTATTACAACCATAACAGACTTAATTAAATTTTTAAAGGTAGGGACTTCCAACGGGAAAACGAATCAGGAAGTGTTGGTTAAAAAAATAACCCGAGATGCTACTTATGAAGAAAGTACTCAGTCTTTTCGCGATTTTGGATCACAACACAAAGAAGTCAATATTCCACAAACCATATATTTAAATAAGGATAATAATGCATTTTTAAAACAACAGTATACCACAGGTATTTTTTACAAACCTATCACCTATCAAAAAGATTCAGCATTGTATCCTGAAGAAGGAATAAAAGAGTATATAAGAGAATTCAATATTACAGATGAATTATATAATGGCGGATATGGTTTTTATGTAAATCAAGAAGACACTCTAGTTACTTCAATTCAAATAACAACCCTAAATAACTTAAGTAACTATGCTGCTTACCAAGCAAGTGCTTTTTCCTATTTAAAAAGCTACCCCATTGTTCCTTATAAGTATACAAGTGTGTACGGAAATTCAATAGCAGATACTATTAAAGTTGTTCCGAACACTAAAAGTGGCTTGATTCATAAATTTCCTGTTATTACAAAATCCTTTGGAACAGGTTTTAGCTATTGTTTATCCTATTATTATAAAAAAGATAGTACTGAAATAAGAAGCATACCTCCGGCAGAAGAAGATTACCAATTTATAGGGCTACGTATTTATTGTAAAGATATAACTACGGTACTACAATTTTTAAACGAAACAATTTTTAGCTATTACAATGAGTATACAGACTTTCAATCTAAATGGCGTAATTTATTTCTAATTAAATTGATTGAAAAAATAGCTCCTGCGTATAATAATAGCAAGCGACATAATAAAGCAGCTATTGTATATCATTTAGCGCAACCCTTATACTATGCATTTAATATTGACTCTCTTTGGAATTTACTAGAAGGGTTAGCCAAAGGATACATACGAAACTATTTAAGTATTAATGAGGAAGATTTAATTATAAAAACATTACGAATACTCTATTTTAGATACACACACAGGCAAAAAACAAAAACCATAGACGGCTCAAAAGTACTAGAAGAAAAAGACATTGGAAATAAAGAAATAAACGATCTTTTTATTGAAAACTTATTAAGAGCAGATAAAAAAATACTTTTATACAAGCTAATTGATGGTTTAAATGGAGAGCATTTTCAAACCTATGTATATTTTATTTGGAGTATCTGGAAAAGTAGTTCGTATGCTAATATCAACCCAAAAACGAATAAATTAATAGCTATTACTGATAAAACCCCTGTACTTTTAGCATATCAATCTAAGAAAATTTTAGGATTTCATTCTGATAATGCTACCATAAACTGGAAGGGCGACCAACCTCTAATAGATATTTCTGTTAGTGTAAAAACAGGTAGATTTGAAGAAAAAACAATAGAAAGAGAAGATGGAAATCAAAAAATAATAGTAGAAAAGCAAGAAAAACACCAATACAGCTACCATCCGTTTTCACCATTGGTATTACAGAATGGTAAAAACCCTGCATTTCTACTAAAAGACAAAGATCAAAAAGAAGGCACTCGTTTTACAAAGCTACCTGCGTTCTTATTATACGCTAATGACCAAAAGGCTTTTTGGGAAAATGTATTGACCGGAGTAGAATATGGAGTTGATATACTAACCACCGTATCAGGTGTTGGTAACCTAATTAAAGTAGGACGTTTATTAAAACTCCTTAAAAACGGAAAAAAATTGTTGTATAAAACCAAACAAGTAACTACAGCAATTGCAATAACAAAAGCAGTAGCTGGGGCTATAGAAGTAAGCTCAGGAGTCGTAAACACTTTGTTAAATCTCACTAGTATTGATGATACCGAGTTAGGAAAAAGTATTTCTAAATATTTGTTTTATTTAGAAATGGTAGCGTTGACTGGTGAAGTTTCGTTTTTTTTAAAGGGAAAACTACAGAAAACAGCAAAAGAAATTGTAGAAAACTCTAATTTTACAAAGTCGTTAGATGAGTTAGTTGAAAAGGAAAAGATTGATGAAAGATTAAGGAATAAGGTTTTTGAAGAGATAAACTCTATAAAACTATTCGATGAACCACTAAAAATTACTTCTTTTATAGCAAAAATTTCGAAAATACTTCCAAAAGTTATTGATGATGCTCCAAAAGTATTAAAAGAAGCTGAAAAAATAATTCTTAAAAAAGCAAATTTAATCGAAGATATAGAGAAACAGCTAGAATATGCTTTTGTTTGGAATACTGAGAAAAATTTTAAAAACTTAAAACCATTTACCTCAGGAGAAGTTGATGGTGTAATTATTGGAGATGCTTTTGGAAAAGGAGCAAAAATGACTAAGCAAAGAAGATTAAGTTTAAAAGGAGCTATAATGACTCATAACCATCCTAATTTTACTAGATTTAGTGATGATGATATTAAAGCTTTTCTTAAATATCAATTAAAGGAATTAAGAGCCATAAATTCAAAAGGTATTATATACAGTTTAAAACTAAAATCTGGTTCTAAAATTTCTAAAGAAGAGATAACTAAAATGTATAAAGATTTAAATGAAGCCAAAACAAAATTTGCAGTTAAAAATCTTATAAACGCCCAAAGTTATGCTGATAAGCAAAAATTAGTTTCTAAATTTAATGTTTTTGAAGAAGAGTTTGTTTTAAATAAAATAAAAGATAGAATTGAATATATTATATATAAATAAAAAGTATGATTACAAATAAAGAATTGACAGATTGGTTATTTTATGAATCTCGTTACAAAGATGCATTAGATAAGAATGAGTACTCGGACCCTAAGTATTTAGATTTAAATTTCCCTCATAGAGAAAATTTTAGAAATAAACTTCTAACATGTACATTAAAAGATTTTGTAAGCACATTAGTTTGGATTTTTAAAGATAAATACCCATGGGAGTACCCACATATTGAAACAGGTCAGATGCAATGGGATAATAAAAACAGGACACTTATTAGCAATACTAATATTAGAGAGGCTCAAGATATTTATCCTTTAGAATTTGTAGAAGATGAACAGGTTATAGGCTATTTATTATCTTTAAAAATTCGTTTTAAAAATCCACAATTTGAAGCTATAAACTGGGTTGAAAAAGCTCTTGAAGGTAAAAACTATATCAAAAAAACAAATGATGATGATGGTATATATATATATATAGTAGAAGACTCGATAATTGATTATATAGAAACACATAATGATTATGTATTAATCACCATTGATAAAGAAAAACACTTTTCATAAAAAGTATGAGTAAATAACAAAAAAAACATAAAAACTACTTTACAAACATCTTGTAAGGTAGTTTCTATATTTCAATTATATACTAAAATAAATTGGACTCCCAGCTAGCGCGCTAATTTTTCGGATTCCGTTTCTGAAGAGACAGTATAAACATTTAATTAAGTTTGCTAAAAATCGTTAATACTTTTTATAATTTACTATAAAAAACTTTAGTAACTCTCAATTAAGATAATTACTAAAGTATACAGTTATAACATATTGTAATGTTGTAAGAACTAATCGCCATTGGTATTACAAAATGGTAAAAACCCTGCATTTCTACTAAAAGACAAAGATCAAAAAGAAGGCACTCGTTTTACAAAGCTACCTGCGTTCTTATTATACGCTAATGACCAAAAGGCTTTTTGGGAAAATGTATTGACAGGAGTAGAATATGGAATTGATATACTAACTACTGTATCAGGTGTTGGTAATCTGATTAAAGTAGGGCGTTTAGTAAAACTCCTTAAAAACGGGAAAACCTTATTGTATAAAACCAAACAAGTAACTACAGCAAAGGCAGTAGCTGGTGTAATAGAAGTAAGCTCAGGAGCCGTAAACACTTTGTTAAAACTTACCAACGTTAATGGTACCGAGTTAGGAAAAAGTATTTCTAAATACCTTTTTTATTTAGAAATGATGGCACTGACTGGAGAGGTTTCAGTTTTTTTAAGGGAAAAACTTAAAAACAGTGCAAGAAGTATTCTAAAAGAGCGTAAGGAGTTAAATAAACTTTTAAACAAATCTGTTAAAGATCCCGAAAACCTATTAACTCCGGAAGGGAAACAAGTGTTGTTAAAAGAAATTGAAAATATAGCAGAGTTAGAATTAGAAAAAACTTTAAAAAACTATATTGATTTTAGACCAAAATTTATTTATAATGTAAGTGAAACCACAAGGTTATGGAGAGCTAAATCATTAATTCCTATTACTAAGGATGAAATTATAGGGTTATTTACAAAACATTTAGATGAATTTCCAGGATTAGTAAAAGGGCATAACCAGGCCGATTTTAATATTAAATTTTTTGAAAATGGAAAACAACTTGATGAAGTTAACGAGTTTTCTTTATCAGGTGATAAAGATAAAATTCTAACAACTTTTGGGGTCTCTCCCCTATTACCTTCAAATACCATTGATGTATTTAAAAACTATGATGAATTTATTACATTTGTTACAGGAGCTTATGATTTAACTGGTCGTGCCAGAAAATACGATAGTGAGATAAAATTTGTGTATAACTTTCTAAAAAACCATGTTCATAAGGCAGATGAATTTGTGATTGAAATCAGTAATATTTTTGCTACTTGTTCAAGTTGTTCTCGTGAATTTGTAATGTTAGAAGAATACCTGAAATCTATCGGAAAAAAAGTAAAATTCATTGTGAAATCTGATGAATCTGTAAAAGGGTTTAAGGAATTAAAAATAAAGTATCCTGTTATTAACAAGAACATTAAGAAATATTATAAAATTTATAAAAGAAATAAAAAATTAAAAAAGAAATAAAGATGAAATTAAAATATATGCAAAAATTAAAAGATAACCCAAACTTGATTGGGGAATCTTGGGCAGTAAATAAAGGGCTTTCAAAAGAAGATACCTTGATCCTTTCCGATAAGTTTAATGATGGCAAAGAATTCCCTTTGGTTTTTAATGAGTTTTTAACTTTGGCTGGAGAGTCAAACGGACTTGATATTGTTGCAATATCGGATGACTTTGAACAACTTAGAGAAGATTGTGAAGAATCATTAGAGTACACAGGTTACAAAATGGATAGACCTTATTTTGTGTTTGATCAATTAGATAGTCAGTATAGTATTTTCTTTTTAGATGAAGACAAGGAAGATCCCGATATATATATACTGGATGCTTATGCTAAAAAAGAAGAAAATTGGCCTTTGTATAGAGATGTCAAATACACCTTTAGTAAAATGATTAACGATGCTATTTACAGAAGGTTAAATAACATTCCTTTATAAAATTAAATAAGGGATGAATAAAACAGTATTCATCCCTTATTTAGTTATTTTTAATATAGTTATAATTTCACCTAAACAATATTTCCCATTATTTTTCTATGTAAACGAATTGCAAAACCATCAGATAAACCAGCAATATAACTACATATTTGCATTACTCTATCGTATAAGTTTTCACGTTCTTGCTGATATTCTTGTGGTAACAAATTCAATACTAAGGTATCGTAATTTGACTGTTTGTTCTCAAATTTATTATTTAAAGCAGTTACAAAAACATCTAATAAATCAGCAATAATTTTATATCCAGCTACTTCTTTTTCTACGACCTCTTTGCTTTTATAAATTTTAGCAACACTAATTTTTATAATGTCGTTTATTTGAGCTTCATATTGGCATTTATCTAACAAGCCTTTATCAAAAGTTCCGTTTAAAATAGCTTCTTCATTTTCTAAAAATATGGCTACTGCCTCATTAATTAAAACTCCAATTGCCAACGCTCGTAAATAGCTAACCCTATCTTTTTTATGTTTTAAAGAATGGTATTTTGCGCTATCTATTGTGTTTTTAACTAGCTTAATCATATACTCTAAAGCATAATCTTCATCAATTAAACCTAAGTTAATACCATCTTCAAAATCGATAATTGTATAACAAATATCATCTGCAGCTTCTACTAAATACGCTAACGGGTGACGATAATAGGAGATTCCTGCACTTTCTTTCTGCTTCAATCCTAAATCTTCAACTAAATCTTGAAAAGCAGTCTTTTCCGACTGAAAGAAGCCATATTTCTTATCTACTATATGTTTGGTTGGCTTTTTAGGTAAACTCTCTTTAGGGTACTTAATAAAAGCTCCAAGTGTAGCATACGATAACCGTAAACCACCCTCAACACCATCTCTACTCTCCGTTAAAATTTTTAAACCGTTTGCATTTCCTTCAAAGTCTATTAAATCTTGATATTCCAGTTCTGTTAAGGCTTCTTTATATTGAAGTCCTTTTCCTGTTTTAAAATATTCTCCTATCGCTTTTTCTCCTGAATGACCAAAAGGCGGATTTCCAATATCATGCATTACAGAAGCTCCCGCAACAATAGCACCAAAATCGTTAAACGTATATCCTAATTCTACTAATTTAGGATGACGCTTTAACAGCTCCTTTCCTACTCTTCTACCTAATGTACGACCTACAACAGATACTTCTAAACTATGCGTTAAACGGGTATGTACAAAATCGGTTTTTGATAATGGAATTACCTGGGTTTTATCTTGTAAACTTCTAAAAGCTGATGAAAATATAATTCTATCAAAATCTACTTCAAATCCTAAACGAGTTTCATCTTGTTTAGCTCTCTCACGTTTTTGTGTATCTCCAAATCGTTTTAACGATAGTAATTGCTCCCAGTTCATTGTTTGAATAAAATTTGTCGAATTTACTAAAAAAAGAGAAGCCTTTCGACTTCTCTTTTTTTCACTTATAATTTATTGTTTTAAGATCCACACATTAAGCAATCATCGTCTGGCGCTCCATTTTTAGAAGCGTCTACCATTGCTTTAAATTCAGAAGCACTCATTGGTTTATCATCTTCAATTACTTCTTCTTTCTTCTCAATGTTTAATGTAAACTGTTTTGCGTTTACTGCCGATTTAGTACGTAAATAATACATTCCTGTTTTTAAACCACTTTTCCAAGCATAGAAGTGCATTGATGTTAACTTACCAAAATCTGGATCTTTCATAAATAAGTTTAACGATTGAGATTGATCGATAAAATATCCTCTATGGCGAGCCATATCAATAATATCTTTCATACTCATTTCCCAAACTGTTTTATATAAATCTTTTAAGTCTTGAGGAATTTCTTCAATATGCTGGATAGATCCGTTTGCACGCATAATATCTTCCTTCATGTTGTTATCCCATAAATTCAACTCTACTAAATCTTCTAGTAAATGTTTATTTACTACAATAAACTCACCCGATAATACTCTACGTGTATAAATATTAGAAGTATATGGCTCAAAAGCTTCATTGTTTCCTAAAATTTGAGAAGTAGATGCAGTAGGCATTGGTGCAACCAATAATGAATTACGAACTCCATGCTCCATTACTTCTTTACGTAAATTACTCCAATCCCAACGACCACTTAAATCCTCTTCTTTAATTCCCCACATATTGTGTTGAAACTCTCCTTCAGACATTGGTGAACCTTTAAATGTTGAATATGGTTCTTTTGCTTTTGCAATTTCCATTGATGACGTTACAGATGCAAAATACAAAGTTTCAAATATTTCTTGATTTAACTTTTTAGCTTCATCAGATGTAAATGGCATACGTAACATAATAAATGCATCTGCCAATCCTTGAATTCCTAATCCAACTGGACGGTGACGAACATTCGAATTCTCCGCTTCTACAACCGGGTAATAATTTCTATCAATTACCGTATCTAAGTTTCTAATAACTTTTTTAGTTACTTTAAATAACTTATCATGGTCAAAAAACTTATTTCCATTTTCATCTTCACCAACAAACATTGGTATTGCTATAGAAGCTAAATTACATACTGCTACCTCATCTTTAGCAGTATATTCCATAATTTCAGTACATAAATTTGAAGAACGAATAGTTCCTAAATTCTTTTGATTTGATTTACGGTTAGCAGCATCTTTATATAACATGTACGGAGTACCTGTTTCAATTTGCGATTCTAAAATTTTCTCCCATAAATCACGTGCTTTAATGGTTTTTCTACCTTTTCCAGCGGCTTCGTAACTTGTATATAAACGCTCAAACTCTTCACCATAGCTATCAAATAAATGCGGACATTCATGTGGACACATTAACGTCCAATCAGCATCTTTTTGCACACGCTCCATAAATAAATCAGAAATCCACATCGCATAAAATAAATCACGTGCTCTCATTTCTTCTTTACCATGATTTTTCTTTAAATCAAGAAAATCATAAATATCAGCATGCCAAGGTTCTAAATACATTGCGAAAGAACCCTTACGCTTTCCTCCTCCTTGATCTACATAACGTGCAGTATCATTAAATACTTTTAACATTGGTACAATACCGTTTGATGTACCGTTTGTACCAGCAATATAACTACCTGTTGCACGAATATTATGTAGAGACAAACCAATACCTCCCGCAGATTGCGAAATTTTTGCAGTTTGTTTCAATGTATCGTAAATACCCTCTATACTATCATCTTGCATTTGTAATAAGAAACAAGATGACATTTGTGGTTTAGGTGTACCTGCATTGAATAATGTTGGCGTAGCATGTGTAAAATATTTTTTACTCATTAATTCGTATGTAGCGATTGCTTCGTCAATATCTTCTTTATGAATACCAATAGACACACGCATTAACATGTGCTGTGGGCGTTCAACAATATTCCCATTTAATTTTAATAAATAAGAACGTTCTAAGGTTTTAAAACCAAAATAATCGTAATTAAAATCACGACTATAAATAATAGTAGAATCTAATTTATCAGCGTTTTTCATGATAATTTCATACACATCATCAGCTAACAAAGGAGATTTTTTTTCTGTACGTGGATTTACATATTCATATAAATCAATCATCGTTTCTGAAAACGATTTCTTTGTATCTTTATGTAAGTTTGATACAGCAATTCTTGCAGCCAACTTTGCATAATCAGGATGAGCTGTAGTCATTGTCGCAGCTACCTCAGCCGCTAAATTATCTAATTCTGAAGTAGTTACTCCATCATACAACCCTTCAATAACACGCATCGCTACTTTTACCGGATCAACAATTTGGTTTAATCCGTAACACATTTTTTTAACCCTTGCTGTAATTTTGTCAAACATTACAGGTTCTTTTCTACCATCTCTTTTTGCTACATACATATTATTACTATTGGTTTTTAAGTTGGTTTATAGAGTCACTAAAGCATCATGCTTATAATAACTCATACATGTTAAAATAATTTTATTTCTTTTTGAAAATATTATGATGCTAAAAACACAATCGTGTTTTAGCAAAATTTACCGCATGTAGGGGGTAGCAGTATGTCGTTCTTATTTAAAAATCAGCATCGAAGCTAATGTCTCCTGTACCACCAGATGATACTCCTGCTTTTTGATACTCAGATACTCTTTTTTCAAAGAAGTTTGTTTTTCCTTCTAATGAAATCATTTCCATAAAATCAAATGGATTAGTAGCATTGTATTCTTTTTCGCATCCAAATTCTAGTAATAACCTATCGGTTACGTATTCTAAATACTGTGTCATTAATTTGGCATTCATACCAATTAAACTCACAGGTAAAGACTCAGTAATAAACTCTCTTTCAATACTTAACGCATCAATAATAATAGCTCGAATTCGGTCTTTAGGTACTTTATTTACAATATGATTATTGTGTAAATGAACTGCAAAATCACAGTGCATTCCTTCATCACGAGAAATTAGTTCATTAGAAAAAGCTAGCCCAGGTAATAATCCTCTTTTCTTTAACCAGAAAATAGAACAAAATGATCCTGAGAAGAAAATTCCTTCAACCGCTGCAAAAGCGATTAAACGTTCAGCAAATGAATCTGACTCTATCCATTTTAATGCCCATTCAGCTTTCTTTTTAATAGCAGGAAAAATTTCGATAGCTTTAAATAACCTATCTTTCTCTGCTTCGTTTTTCACATACGTATCTATTAATAATGAATACGTTTCAGAATGAATGTTTTCCATCATTATTTGAAAACCATAAAAGAACTTTGCTTCAGAATACTGAACTTCATTTACAAAGTTTTCAGCTAAGTTTTCATTTACAATTCCATCAGAAGCTGCGAAAAAAGCTAACACATGCTTAATAAAATAACGCTCATCATCTGATAATTTAGTTTCCCAATCTACAACATCTACAGATAAATCAATTTCTTCAGCAGTCCAAAAACATGCTTGTTGTTTTTTGTACCATTCCCATAAGTCATTATGTTGAATTGGAAAAATTACAAATCTGTCTTTATTCTCTTGTAAAATTGGTTCAATACTAGCCATTCTGTAAACTAAAATTTAATGTGTTATTTTTAGGTTGTTAGGGGAAAACAAAGATTGGAATTTTTACTAAAAATTGAAAGCCATACTTATTCACAAATCCCTTGAAGTTTTTAACAAAATGATGTTTTTAAGTTTTTAACGCTCTAAAAACACAATTCTTAAAAAACTACTAATCAAATAATTAAAAACCAAAAAAAAGCTTCCGTAGTGATAATCACTGAGTTTCTTAAAACAGTTCATTTCATAAAAAAAAGTGATGTTTTTAACATCACTTTTTTATTTTTAAAACGTCTCCAATTATTTGTTCAATTTGTTTTTTGGGGAGTGCTCCATTTGCCATTTGTGGCTCTTCACCTTTAGGACAAAAAAGCATAGAAGGTATACTTCGAATACCAAACGCTGCAGAAAGTTCTTGTTCTGCTTCCGTATCTACTTTATAAATATGTATTTTACCTTCATACTCATTACTTAAATCTTCTAAAACAGGAGCTAATGCCTTACATGGACCACACCAATCAGCATAAAAATCAATAATTGCTGGAATTTCACCTTCAAAACTCCATTCTTTATTCTTTTCATAGTTAAAAACCTTTTCAAGAAAAGTTTCCTTTGTTAAATTTTCTGTCATTTTTTAAAATTAATTATAACCTTACTTTTACTTTAAATCTCTTAATTGTAAAATTAGTCGTTTTAACTGATAATAATTACAAAAAATGGATTTATGTTAAAATCCTCTTAAAATGTAACACTCTTGCCTATTTTTCTTCTAACTTTGAGAGAACTATCTAATTCTTTTTTAAGATGAAAAAACTAATCATTCCTATTCTAATTACTGGCTCTATATTTATGGCTTGTAAAGAATCAAAAAACACAAAAAGAGACATTACTGTGAACTACCCTGAAACTACTAAAATTCCCGTAGTTGATGATTATTTTGGAACAAAAATAACAGACAACTATCGTTGGTTAGAAGATGATAAAAGTAAAGAAACTGAAGCTTGGGTTAAAGCTGAGAATGAAGTTACCTTCGATTACTTAGATAAAATTCCTTATCGTAAAGAATTAAAAAATCGATTGTCTGAATTATGGAATTACGAAAAACTAGGCGTTCCTTTTAAAAGAGGCGACTATACATACTTCTATAAAAACAATGGTTTACAAAACCATTATGTTTTATATAGAAAAGACAAAGATGGTAAAGAAGAGGTTTTTTTAGACCCAAATACATTTGCAGAAGACGGAACTACATCATTAGGTTCGGTTAGCTTTTCAAAAGACAAAAAAACGTTAGCTTATTCAATATCAGAAGGCGGAAGTGATTGGAGAAAAGTAATCATTATGGATGCTGAGTCAAAAGAAATTAAAGAAGACACTATTGTTGATGTTAAATTTTCTGGAATATCATGGAAAGGAAACGATGGTTTCTACTATTCAAGCTATGACAAGCCTAAAGGAAGTCAGCTATCTGCTAAAACTGATCAACATAAATTATATTACCATAAATTAGGAACAAGTCAAAAAGAAGACAAGGTAATTTTTGGAGCTAAACCTGAAGAAAAACATAGATATGTTAGTGGTGGTGTTACCGAAGATGGTAAGTATCTTTTTATTTATCCAAGAATATCTACTTCTGGTAATAAATTATTAATGAAAGATTTATCAAATGACAACAATCCTATTGTTACAATTTTAGATACTGACAATAGTGATACTTATGTTATAGAAAATAAAGGAACTCAGTTATATTTAGTTACTAACCTTAATGCACCGAATCAAAAAATAGTTACAGTTGATGCATCAAATCCTACAGAAAAGAACTGGAAAGATTTTATTCCTGAAACAGAGAATGTATTAAGTCCGTCAACTGGTTCTGGTTATTTCTTTGCTGAATATATGGTAGATGCTGTTTCAAAAGTATTACAGTATGATTACGATGGAAAATTAGTTAGAGAAATAAAATTACCTGGAGTAGGATCTGTTGGTGGTTTTGGAGGAAAAAAAGAAGCTAAAGAGTTATATTTTTCATTCACCAATTATAACACTCCTGGATCTTCATATAAATTCAATCCAGAAGATGGTACTTATGAGATATACTGGAAACCAAATATTGCTTTTGATGCTGATGGATATGAAAGTAAACAAGTATTTTACACTTCAAAAGATGGTACAAAAGTACCTATGATTATAACGTATAAAAAAGGAATAAAGCTTGATGGAAACAATCCTACTATACTATATGGTTATGGAGGATTTAATGTAAGTTTAACGCCAAGTTTTAGTGTTGCAAATGCCGTTTGGATGGAACAAGGTGGTGTGTATGCTGTACCTAATTTACGTGGTGGTGGTGAATATGGAAAAAAATGGCACGATGCAGGAACTAAACTAAAAAAACAAAATGTTTTTGACGATTTTATAGCCGCTGCTGAGTATTTAATTAAAGAAAAATATACCTCATCAGAGTATTTAGCTATTCGTGGTGGATCAAATGGAGGTTTATTAGTTGGAGCAACTATGACACAACGACCAGATTTAATGAAAGTAGCGCTACCTGCAGTTGGAGTATTAGATATGTTACGTTATCACACATTTACAGCTGGAGCTGGTTGGGCTTATGACTATGGAACTTCTGAGCAAAGTAAAGAAATGTTTGAATACTTAAAAGGCTATTCACCTGTACATAATGTAAATAAAGATGTAAAGTATCCTGCAACTATGGTAACAACTGGTGACCATGATGATAGAGTGGTACCAGCCCATAGTTTTAAATTTGCAGCTGAACTACAAGACAAACAAAAAGGAGCTAACCCTGTTTTAATTAGAATTGAAACAAATGCAGGTCATGGAGCAGGTACCCCAGTAGCAAAAACTATTGAACAGTATGCTGATATATTTGGATTTACATTATTTAACATGGGCTTTGATCAATTACCAAACCCATCTAAATCAAAAATTAAAAGTTAAGCTTTGTAACATTTTCTCCCATTTATTGTCTTATTAAATAAACCTGGCGAAAAAGTTTATTAAAGAAAAGGATGAAAAATACTATTGAAGAGAAAACATCTAAGTTTTGCATTTAATTAAATCAATCTAATTATATATAATGAAAACCATACATAAACTTGTTTTTACAACAGCTGTAGCCTCTTTAGGTGTTGTTGCTTGTAAAACTGAAAAAAAACCTGAAGAGAAAGCTCAAGGTATCATATTAGAAAACATGGACACATCTGTTAAACCTACAGATGATTTTTTTAGATATGTTAACGGAACTTGGATGGATAAAACCGAGATTCCTGCCGATAGAACTTCTTGGGGTGGCTTTGGAGAACTTCGTAAAAAAACGGATGCCGATGTATTAGCTATTTTAAATAAAGCTATTGAAGAAGGTAATTTTCCAAAAATAAAAGATTCTAAAGGAAATGAAATAGATTCAGATCAAGAGAAGGCAGTGAACTATTATGAAAGCATCATGGATACTGTATCACGTAATAAACAAGGTATAGCTCCTGTAGCACCATATTTAGCTAAGATTGATGCTATAAAAACTAAAAAAGATGTTGAAACATATTTAACTAATATGGCTCAATACGGAGGTGGTGGTTTTTATGATTTTGGTGTTTTTAACGACTTAAAAAACAGTAGTATGAATGCTGGTTATTTAAGTGGTGGTGGTCTTGGTTTATCTAGAGATTATTATGTAGATCAAAAAGTAAAAGACAAATTAGAAAAATACCAAGAGTTTGTTGCTAAAATGTTAGTTAAATTTGGTGATGATGAAGCTACTGCTAAAAAAAATGCAGCAAATATTGTTGCTTTTGAAGCTAGTTTAGCTGAACCAATGATGACTAAAGAAGAGCGAAGAGACACTCGTAAAATGTATAACCCAATGACAGTTGCTGAACTTCAAGAATTAGCACCTGCAATTGATTGGGATGCTCATTTAAAAGGAATTGGTGTTAACAATATTGAAAAAATAATTGTTACTGATCCTGGGTACTTTAAAGCAATGAATGATATTTTTACAACTCGTTCTGTAGAAGATATCAAATTAGTATTACGTTGGAATACTATTAACACTTCACTTAACTTATTAAGTACTGATTTAGAAATAGCAAACTGGGAGTTTTACAGCAAAACAATGCGTGGTGCTAAAAAACAACGCCCAAGAAATGAGCGTGCTTTAGGAAACTTAAACGGTGCTATCGGTGAAGCTTTAGGTAAATTATACGTTGATGCTAAATTTCCGCCAGAAGCAAAGAAAAAAGCTAAGGAAATGATTGATAATGTGATGTTAGGTTTCGAAAAACGTATTGCTCAATTACCTTGGATGAGTGAAGAAACTAAAGAGAAAGCTTTAGCAAAATTACATAAGTTAACCGTTAAAATTGCATATCCTGATAAGTGGAAAGATTATTCTGCATTACAAGTAAAAGGCTTAAAAAATGGAGGTACATATTTTGAAAATGCAATTAATGTAGCTAAATGGAATTATAATAAAAACATGGCTAAATTAGGTAAGAAAGTTGACAGAACTGAATGGGGAATGTCTCCTCAAACTGTAAACGCTTACTTTAATCCAGTAAATAATGAAATCGTATTTCCAGCAGCAATTTTACAACCTCCTTTTTACAACTACAAAGCTGATGAAGCTGTAAACTATGGAGGAATTGGAGCTGTTATCGGTCATGAAATTTCTCATAGTTTTGATGATTCTGGTGCTCGTTTTGATGGTGATGGAAACTTAAAAAATTGGTGGACAGAAGATGATTCAAAAAAGTTTAAAACTATCGGAGACAAGTTAGTTAAACAATACAGTGATATTATTGCTATAGATAGCATGCACTTAAACGGTAAATATACATTAGGAGAAAATATTGGAGATTTAGGAGGAGTTCAAGCTGCTTATGAAGGTTTACAAATTTTCTTAAAAAAGAATGGTCGTCCTGCTGATATTGATGGTTTTACTGCTGAGCAACGTTTCTTCCTTTCTTGGGGTACTATTTGGAGAACAAAAATGCGTGATGAAGCTTTAAAAAACTTAATCATGACCAATACACATGCTCCTGGACAATATAGAGCTTATATGCCTCTTAAAAACGTAGATGCTTTTTACAAAGCTTTTGACGTTAAAGAAGGTGATAAAATGTATATAACACCTGAAGAAAGAGTTAGAATTTGGTAA